ACGTGGCGAAAACCTGCGGACGATATTGAGGGCGCTGTTCCACACGTTGTTCCATGCACGGCCCAGTGCCGCCTTCGCCTGACTGACCAGTGCCTTGATACGCTGCACCGGGTTCTTGAGAAACTGCGCTAGACGCGGCGAGAACCTGCGGACGATGTTGAGCGCACTGTTCCATACGTTGTTCCACGCACGGCCTAACGCTGCCTTCGCCTGACCGACCAGTGTCTTAATACGCTGCACCGGGTTCTTGAGAAACTGTGCTAGACGTGGCGAAAACCTGCGGACGATGTTGAGGGCGCTGTTCCACACGTTGTTCCACGCACGGCCCAGTGCCGCCTTCGCCTGACTGACCAGTGCCTTGATACGCTGCACCGGGTTCTTGAGAAACTGCGCTAGACGTGGCGAGAAGTTCTTCACTATATCAAGGGCGTTGTTCCATATCTGCTTCCAGTTGCCACTCAAGATACCCTTGATGATGCCGATGATGTTACGGACAATTGCTCCGACGGCTTGCAACTTCTTGCGAAGGTTGGGGGAGAAAGAGTCCACTATCTTGAGTGCGATGTTCCACGCGGCCCGCCAGTTCCCGTTGATGATATTCTTGACGACCTGGCCCACAGCGCGTATGACGCCCACGGCCTTGGCGATGGCCCGCTTCCAACTCCCCGGCAACGCGTTCCATATGGTGTGTGCCACCCCGATGGCTGCCCGCCACACAGTGGATATGATGGTCCTGAAGATGTTTCCGGCACCGCGTAGGACGCCCTTGATCGTCTCGATGGGGTGACGGAAGAGGTTGATAAGGAACCCGGCGAACTTGACTACCGTCAACCCCTGGATGAACCCGCGAACGAGGTCGATGGCCCAACCCCGGGACTTGGTGGAGGGCGAGTGAATGCCCAGGAAATTCAGCAGGGCGTTAACCGCGTCGCCGATCCACTTGATCAGCGGACCCACCAGCGGGAGCGCCTCCAAGCCTCCGATGATACCCCCGATGATAGCGTCCACCACCGACCGGAACACGCCCTTGCCCATATTACGATCCTTGCGGTAGGTCTCGGTCAACTTGTCCCAGAACGCCTTTACGATGCCCGCGAAGTTGAGGGCGTCCCATAGTCCGGCGAAGAACCCGGTGAACAGGCCGATGATGCCGTGCTTTTTCCAGCCCTCCTTCATGCCATTGAATATGGCCCCGAAGAACTGGCCGAGTCCCTTACTGATAGCACCCCCGGTCACGATGTCGGCGAATAGGAGTATCCACCCCACCGGACCCGACAGCACGCCGATCGCCCGGGCGATCAGGGTTCCCGCGATCTTCTTACCGGCCAGCCCGAAGAGACCGGGCAACTTGGCGAGCAGGCCACTCATGGTCTTGCCGATGGGGATCTTCTTCAGGGTGTTGACGATGAAGGTTCCCAACGTGGTGAATATCTTGCCCAGTCCCGTGGTGCTGAACTTCTTCATCAGGGCCGCCAGGATGTTGCCGAAGGTTTTGATCGGCCCCACCTTGAAGGCGTTGGCGACCACCTTGGCCAGATTGGGGAACCGCTTGGCGATGGCGTTTCCGATGAGGGTACCCACCTTCTGGAGGACACCTATTGCACCGTTGACGGCCTTGACGAAGAGACCCCATGCGCCTCTCGCCAGTTTCCCGCCGCGAACCAGCCGGAACAGTCCCGCGGCCAGACGGCCAAGGTTGCCGACCAGCGTGATCAGCGCGCCCCCCCCAAACGCCTTGAACAGCAGCAGTAGGGCAGCGCCCTGTACCACGAACTTCTGTACAGGCTTCGGCAACTTGAAGAATACGCCCAGGATCTCGGAGAGGAAGTGGAAGAACTCCTTGAACACCGTGGGGTTCTCGGTCAGCAGGGTGATGATCTTGAAGACGTCGTCCCGGAACTCCTTCATGCCCTTGGACCGGGAGATCTGGAAGAGGAACTTTATGAGTTGCCACACGGCAGTTCCCAACTTCTTCATGAGATCCCAGCCCTCGTCGATCAGTTTATTGATCTCCTTCTGGCCCCTGGCGCTCTCAAGGTAGTCGGCGGCCCGGTCGGTGAGGTTGACCAGGGTGGTGAGAACCTGACGGAACTTGGGCACTGCGGGCGCGATGAACGCCAGCAGCATGCGGCCCACGTTGATGAGGATGTCTATAGTACGGCGCACGATACCGGGCATGGCCTCAAAGATCGACTTGAGAGCTCTCAGTCGATCCTGCTGTCCGAAGACCTTGACGACCTTCTCCCAGCCGTCCCTGACCCGCTTGGCGATCCTCTCGGCGACGTTGCCGAGGAAGGGCATGACCTGCTTACCCAGCCTCAGTACGGACACCCCAACGTTGTCCAGAATACGCTGCGCTGGCTTCATCTGGTTAGTGAATACCTTGATGAAGTTCTCCCACGCCTTCATCAGGCGCTGCTGGGACTTGGTCAACTTGGCACCGGTCTCGTCGGCGGCCTTCTGGGCCTCCTGATGGGCCTTCTTGAGATCCTCCACGGCGCCCTTCAGGTCGCGCATCGCCTGCGCCTCGTCCTCCGCGGCCTGCTCCTGCGTACGTCTCAGGTTCCTGAGTTGGTTGGCGGCGGTCTCCTGCGCTGCGGCCACCGCCTGCACCCCGGCGACACGCGCCTCGCGCACCCGGTTCTCGGATTCCTTGATGTCGTTGAGGGCGTCCTGTATCGCCCACTTGCGGTTGCGCTCGGCCTGAGCCAGCGCCCGCATCTGGTTCGCCACCTGCTGGTGGGAACGCCGTATCAACTGCTGGCCGGCCACGATGGCGTCGGCCACGCCCTTCTCGGCGACCTTGACCTGATTTAGCTGTTCGCGGATGCTTTGCGCACCAGCACGGTGGGTCTGGACTACGTTGGACCATGACTCGCGCACCGCCTTTTGAGACTGCAGGATCTGCTTCTTGCCCTCGTTTACGGTGTCGCGGTAGTTATCGAACGCCTCGCGCTGCCGTTCGTGGGCGTCGGCGATCTGATCGGCCCCCGTGCGCACCGTTTCCTTGTACCGATTGAACTCTTCGCGGGCACGCTCGTGCGCCTCCGCGATCTGCTCGGCACCGTTGCGCAGGGTTTCCTTGTAGTTACGGTAGGCCTCGTTGGACCCGCGTATCGCCTCGCGTATCGCCTGCTCGCCCTCGACCACGGTTTGCCGGTAGTCGCGGTACGACTGCTTGGACGCCCGCTGGGCCTCGCGTATGGCCTTCTCGCCCTCGATGACCGTTTCCTTGTAGTTCTGGAAGGACTCGCGGGCCTGCTCGTGTGCCTCACGGATGGACTCCTGCCCCTCGATGACCGTCTCCCGGTAGTCCTTGAGGGCGTTTCGAGAGTCCTCGACCGCCTCACGTATCGCCTGCTGTCCCGCCACCACGCTGCGGCGGTAGTCTAAGAAGGCCTCCTTGGCCGCGATCTGGGCCTCGCGAACGGCCTCCTGACCCTCGATAACCGCCTCCCGGTAGTCCTTGAGGGCATTGCGGGCGTCCTCCTGCGCCTCCCTGATATCTCGGGCGCCCTCGATCTGATCGCGACGCAGGTTGCGCTGTGCCTCCCGCAGTCGACGCTGGGCCTCCTCTATGGAACGGTTACCGTCAACTATCGCCTCGCGGTACGCCTCGTACGTTTCGCGGGCGCGTTCATGGGCTTCTGCTATGGCCTCAGCCCCGTCGCGTTGCGCCTCCACGATTTCCTTCGCGCTGTCGACCACGTCCTGCTGGGCCTCGGCGATCATCCGAGCCGCCGCGATCTGAACCTTGGCGATGTTGACCTGTGCCCTGCCCGCCTCAATCTGGGCGTCGCGCAGCTGCTCGACTGCCTCTTGTACGCCCTCGATGGCCTCCTGCTGGTCGAGGTATGCCTGCTCGACGGCGCTGCGGGCGTTCTGCAACTCGTCGGTGCCGTTCTTCTGGGCTTGGGTCAGGTCGTTCTGGGCGTTGGCCAGATCTATCGCGTCCTGCTTGCGTTCTATCTCCAAGTTGGCGATGTCCCGCTGGGCGTCCAGTATGGCCTCCATGTCGCCCACGGCGGACGCCTCGGCGAGGCGCTGGCGTGCCGCGGCCAGTTCGTACGCGGTGTCGATCTGGTCCTGCTGTGCCTTCTGTACGTCCAACTCAAGTTGAGCCTGACGGATTGGTTCGCCCGCCATGACGGCGTTGAGATCTTTCTGTGCCTGCATAAACTCTTCGGTGGCGTCCCGGGCAGAGGCGCGAGCGTCTGCCAGATTTTCCTCCATGTCCAGCACCCGGTCTAGGGCATCCAGGTAGTCCTCTCGGGCGTCCGCGATCATCTCTTCGGCCTCGACCTGCGCGTCCGCCAGATCCTGAACGGCCTCCTGATGCCGTTCTATCGCCTTGCGGATGTCGTCTCGTACGTCCTGCTCGACTTCGGCGATCTTCTTGATGGCGTCCTGCCACTCGTCGTACGAGTCGTTGATCTCGTCCTGTACGTCCGTGCGCGTCTCGGCGAGATCTCTTTCGGCCTCGCGGATGTCGCGCAGATCCTCCTGAATGGTGCGCGCCACCTCGCGCTCGGTTTCCCTGATGTTCTGCAGCGTCCCCACGTAGTCTTCCCACGCGTCCCTGGCGGCCTCCGCGGCCTCGATGTTGGCCTCCTTGACATCAGAGAGACTGTCCTGATAGTCCTTCCACGCCTCGGCGGTGTCCCGGGCCACGTCTCTGGTGACCTCGCGGATGTTCTTGAGGGTCTCCTGATAGTCGGCCCACGCCTCCTTGGCGGCCTCCGCGGCCTCTACTTGGGCATCTCGCAGGTCTTCTACACTATCTTGGTAGTCTTCCCAGGCATCCTTGGTCGCCTTGGCGGCCTCGACCTGTGCCTCCTTGATATCCCGCAGGCTGCGCTGGAAGTCGGCCCACGCCTCCTTGGCGGATCGGGCAGCCTCGACCTGCGCCTCGCGGACGTCCTTGAGGCTGTCCTGATAGTCGGACCATGCCTCCTTGTTGGCCCGGGCGACGTCCCTCTCGACCTCTCCAACTTCCTTGACCGCGTCCCGGTAGTCCTCCCACGCCTCCTTGTTGGCCTGAGCGACGTCCCTCTCGATCTCCCCGACTTCCTCGACCGTGTCCCGGTAGTCCTTCCACGCGTCGGCGTTGGCCTCGGCCACGGCCTTCTCCGTGCTGGCGAGTTCGGCCACCGACTCCCGGTATGCCTTCATGGCCTGCTGGTTGGCCTGTGCCGCCTCGGCGCGAGTCTCATTCAGTTGTGCCTGTGCGTCGCGCAGAGTCTGTACGGCTTCCGCCACGCCCTTGGCCGCCTCCCGCTGGGCCTGCGTCACACCGGCCACGGCAGCGGCGAGATCCCTCTCGGCCTGTGCCACGGCCTCGTTCTGCTCGATGACCGTCCGACGATACTGGACGTGAGCCTCTTCACGTTGGGCTATGGCGTCCTTGATCTGGGCCGTGGCGTCCTTCTCGGCCTGCGCGACCCCCTCCAGCGAGGACTGGTACTCCCGCTGGGCGTCGGCGATCGCCTGCGCCCCCGACTCGCGGACCTCCTGCAGGTTGCGCTGGGCGTCGGCCACGGCCTCGGCGGCGGCCTTCTCCGCGTCCAAGGCGGCGACCAGAGCCTGACTCGCGGCCTCATGCTCGGATATGGCGGATATGGAGGGCAGGAAGGCGGCGGCCATCAGTCCTATGGCGCCCGCCAGCGAGGCGAACCCGGCGGTCAGTATGCCCAGTATGCCTACGAGTGGACCGAGTGCCGACACGGCCAGAACCACCGCCACCCGTCCGAGGGTGACGAGGGCTACCGTGGTCGCCTTGGTGGACTGCGCGAAACCGCCTTGCAGGGACCGCATGTTTCCGATGGACGCACGGAGGGCCGCGAGACCCGACAGTGCGCGTCCGGCGTCGATGTCTGCCTGAATCTTGAGGTTCTCGCCCGAGACGTCGCGGATCTGGGCCTCGATCTGCTGGATCGTCGCGGAGACCCTCTCGTCCCCGTCCATCTCCATCTTGAGGCGGGCCGTCTGTCCGGCCAGAGACTTGAGCAGGTTGTTGACGATCTTGACTTCTCGCTTGGCCTCGGTCCCGTCGCCCGTGATCTTGATGTTGGCCTGCTGCGTACGGAGCCGCTGGATCATGACCAGGATCTGGTCGGCCTTGGTTCTGGCGTCTTGGACGTCCGCGGTGACCTTCAACTCGGCACGCTGGTTTTCCACGTCAGACAGGAAGGTCTTGACCTGCGCCTCCATGGCGGCCAGCTGCTGGAACCCGGACGAGTCTATGTCGAACTTGAGTTTGAGTTCCTGAATGCTACGCAGTTTGGAGTTGAGGAAGGAGGTGAGGCGATTGGCGTCGGCTATGGCATCCTGCGTATCCATCTCGGCGGTGATATGCAAGGTGGGATGCATGCCATTGATCTCGGCCTGCAGGGCCGACACGCGACCGCGGAGTTCAGACTCGCTAAACTCGCCCTTGACGCGCATCTGGGCCTCGGCGGTGAAGCCGTCGACCTCTTTCAGTCCTTGTAGCATTCTGTCGATGTCTGCGGTAGATTTACCGGCCCCTTCGAGCTCGGCCCGCATGTGAATGGCATCTCGGGAAACTTCATTCTTCATCCGTACCAGTTCTGCCAGCCCGGAACGGAGTCGGTCTACATCCTCCTCACCCTCAAGGTGGATCTTCATGCGTTGAAGCACGGCCATCTTGCGGGCAAGGTCGGACGCCTTGGCCTCGGCGGCATCCGTATCCAGATCTAGCCTGACCTGTCTAGTGGCCTCTAGTTCGTTGGCGATTTGCTGGCGGAGTTCGTTGAGGTTGTTGACCTCGGCCTCGATCTCAAGGCGGCGTTTCTTGGTCAATCCCTTGTTATTGAGTTCTCGCTGGAGGGCCTTTAATTTTCTGTCGGTGTCCTCGTACCCGAGCAGTTGTAGGGTGACGGTGGAGACCACGTCCTCATCGCCCATCTTGTTCGCCTCACTGCGCGCAGACTTGAGCTCGCGCACGAGTTGATCCAACTCCGAGCGAACTTTGACGATGACATCAATCTCTTCCTGGTTCGGTCCCAATTTAGGGCAGATCCCCTCCGCTGGCACCACGACCCGAGCGTGTCTTCTTGCGGGCCTTCTGCTGGGGGATGTACTTGTATTCCCAGCGACCCGAGAGGAGTCCCTTGCGTAGCGCCTTCTTCCCCGAATCGGGATCTTGACGAATGTGATCCCAGATCGAGTACATCTGGTCTACAATTCTAAACGAATGCCACACTTTATGCGACCCCGGCAACTCGTCATCGGGGAGAATCTTGAATTCCAGGTAATCCCAGTAGGCCTTGAGGGCAGGCAGGGGTCTGGGGTATCCCTCGGGGGATCGCTCCCGGAAGAAACTCTGACCCTCGCCCGCCTCCGCGTTGCCGCTGAGTTCCCTCAGCCACTCGCGGACCTGTGTTCTTAACTCTCGAAGGTAGGGTTTTCCTCGGCCTCCTGCGTGACCTCACCGAACTGGTTCTTAACCTCTTCGATGTCGTCAGGCAACTCGTTGAGTTTGCGGATGTGGTTGGAGATCTGATCGGAGATGTAGCCCTTCAACTTCCTGAAGGATGCATCCTCGATGGGCAACTTGTTGCCATCCTCGTCCTCGAAGTCCCAGTCCTTGATGGAGTACCGGAAGTCCGCCGACCGCTGGCGGTCGAGGCGCACGTTGGACTCGCCGTCCCCCGCGTTGGTATCGAGGATCAGGTTAGCGCGAAAGCGCATGAACTGCTCGCTCATCTCCTGCAGGTAAACGCTGGCCTTTTCCCCGCCACGGAGTTTTATTTCACGCTCGTGTAGTTCGTCGTCAACAAAGAACTTGCTCAATGCTCTCTCCCTCCCCAGGAAGTGGTTACAAGTAGCATTGTACACATTGTGGGGAGTTAGGCAAATGGAAAGACCCCCCGAAGGGGGTCTGACCGTGGAAACCATCCACCGATATATTACCACACGTTAGGTGGTGGGTGCCCGGTAGATGTCGCCGTCGTCGGAGTTGACCAGCACGACCTCAAGGAACCCGGTGCCGTCGTCCGTGAGGACGGGGGCAGCCGTGACCTCGACGCCCGACAGGGTCTCCCCGGCGTCGATCTCGACCGGAGCCTCCGTGTACTGGAGCCTCTTGAGGTCCACCGAGATTGCATAGCGGTGGATACCCGTGATGATGGCACCCTGCGCGTTCAACTTGAGGCGCACGTCCTCCGGGCTGTCGAGCAGCGACCGGCGGTAGTGGTCCTCGATGTCCGCGGCGGGCGTGAAGGTGGCCTCCGGCTCGATGTTGCCCTCCGGAAGGTTCTCGACCTCCTTGGAACCCAGCACGAACTGGTCCGTCACGATGTTGTTGTTGTAGTCCAGACCGAAGTCCAGAAGCGGTACCGTCGCCAGCGAACCCCCGCCAACTGCCATCTGTGCCGTGACCACGTGGAACGGGAACTTCTTCGAGAGGTCCTGCGCCACGCCCGTCGGCTCGGTGGCCGTCTGGTCCAGCAGGTACCCCACGGCCCCCATGGTAAAGACCAGGTAGCCGTCATTGGCGATCTCAAGACTCAGTGAGTCTCCCTTGACCCCCACGTACTTGTCGACGATGTCGACCCCCTCGTCCGTACGGTTGACGGTCCAGATGGACGCGGGCAGCGGACCCGGGTTCCCCACCCGTATCGGGTTCCACGTGTGGGTGTAGACCCCGGGGTCTCCACCGCTGGGTGCCAGCGTCTCCACGGTGACAGGCGGACCCATCACCATAGAGAGGAACAGGCCGAACGAGTTGGGACGTGCAGCCCCCTCGATGTCGCCCTCGTACACCCGGCCACCATACTCCTGTGCCGTCGGCGCACGGTTGCCCACCGTCTCGTCGTACTCCATGGTGTCTCGGCTGAGACCCAGCCCCTCGGTCGCCACAGGCGGCGAGATCAGGTTGCCGGCGGTGCCAGCCCGAGCCGTCTTCAACTGACCGTTTAACTGCAGTGCGCCATAGACGCGATCAGACTGACCCATTATTCATCCCCCTCGTTCTCTTCGTTCTCGCCGGGACCACCGGATTTCAACTCCTGGTTGATCTCCTCCATGGTCTTCGGCCCCTCGTCGCCACGCTGGGCTTCGATCTGCTCCACGGGGCTGTCTTCACCCTCTTCGTTCCAGCCCTCGTACACGTCTAGGCTGTCCGCGGTCGCGAGGTCGACCTCGTAGGTCTTGCCCTTCTCGGCCCGTCGGTTGCCCTCGTTGAAGACCGCGATCTGATCGAAGACCAGTCCGTCGGGTCCCGTGTACACCATGTTCACTTTATCCGCCATATTCACTCCCCTCCTCAGTGAAGACCGTGATTACCATCGGCTTCACGAGGTTTGTTCCCACGGAGAAGGCACGTCCGCCGTTCCCCAAGATTACGTTGTCCGCCAAACCTTCCAGTTGCGGATCGTTGTCCACCTTGGCCCGCAGAGCCACCAAGATCTCCAGCAACATCTGCATCGCGTCGCTGGCATCCTCCACCGAGAGGTAGATGTCAAAGAAGTAGTTGTAACTAACTGCCTTGATTCCACCCGTCGCCTCGGGGCGACTGTCTGGCCAGTCGAACTCCAACACGCCCGCGGGCGAGTTGATCGTCGGAACCAGCGTGGCCTCGACCCGTCCCCGAAGGTGAGGGAGCGCGTTGAGCCACTCCTGCAGCTTCCTGTACACCGGTATGGCCGTTACCTCTGGCGCGTTCACGATGTGGCCAACTCTCTAGCGATCTCGCGCCGGATGTTGGCGAGGATCTCGGGCTTGCTGTCCTGCAGCGTCCGTCCCATGATCGGGTCCGGCTTCTGCCCCGGGTGGTACACCGTTGACACCCGTCCCCTACGGGTGGCAAACTGTCGGCCTTCCCGTGTCCACCAGAAGTTCAAGTTTCCGGTGATGGGGCGTCCCCTGCCCGGTCCCAGTGATCTGGAGCCGGGGGCACGCTGACCGATAAACGGCCAGACGCCATACTCCGAACGGGCCGCGTTGGGCCGCCGGTTGAAGACGCTCAGGTTGAGATCCTGTCGGATCGTGGCCTGAAACCCCTCAGCGGTGTGGCCCGAACCCCGATGCTTGGCGTTCCACTGGGCCTTCACCCTCCCGAGCAGCATTTTAGCATTATCTTCTTGTGCGCGTCTAATTGCACGGTTTCTGTCAATCGTGGGCAGGTCATGCTTGACCTCGCTGCGCACCGTGGACTTGGTCCGGTAGGTTCTCCGGGACGCCATTACTTCCTCCCCCGGGGCTTCTTCCACGACTTCAGCCCCTTGATGACCGCCGTCGGCAGCCGGTCGGGGACCACGAACTGGTCCACCGGACCCCCCAGCGCGTAGGTCTGGGTAAACTCGGCAATGCCCCCCTTGTACCAGAGTTGCACGGTACGGGCACACAGGTAGTCGATCTCCTTGGGCACCTTCGCCCAACCCCAGTTGCCGTAGACCCTGACCCGCAGCGGCCACGAGTTGTACCCCTGTGGATACGGGCCGTTGAGGTTGACGGTGAACAGGTCCGCGTGCATGGGAGGCAACTTGGACGCGTCAACCGGCTGGGCGATCAGTAGGTACTCGCCCCGCTTGGGTATGCTGGACTCCGGCAGTGTTTCGTATGCCATCGCCAGACCGTTCGCGTCCAACACCGCGGTGATCTCGTTGATCTCGTCCAGGTACACGATTCGATCCCGGTAGATGAGAACCTGTCGGTCCTCCACCACAGGTGGAATAGTGAACAGTCGTCCCGTCTCCGAGCGAATGGCGTCGGAGGCGACCGGAATGAGGTAGTCGATGATGTCGTTGCGCTTGTCGCTGTCCTCCTGAAGCAGGAGGCGTACGTTATCCGTCGTTGTCAGGTTCTTGGCCACGGTCGTCGGCTTCCTCGTTGGAGTCGTCCCCTAGTTTCTGGGGGCGCTTCTGTGCCGGCGTTTCCGCCGTTACCACCTTGGTATCGTAGAAAGCACCCCCGCCTTTGCAGGGGCACTCTCCACTAGGTCCAGCACACTTGCACACGAACTATGCCTCGTCGTCGTCGCTGGACGGACCCGAGGACGCGGCGTCCGGGGCCGCCTCTTCACGAGCCTGACGCCTGTCGGGGTAGGCCCCCTCGTAGGCGCGCTGCCTCAGCGAACGCTGTGGCTCGCTGTCGACCTCGCGCCTGCCCACGGCGTCGGAGACGTCGGTGTCCCCGTGAGGCGAGTTGTTGGAGGCGTTGGCGTCGCCGAACTTCATCCCCAGCGAACTGGAGTACCGCCAAGAGTTGTCAACTTCCTTCTCCTGAACGGCCCTGTCGGACTCCTCGGCGGCACGCTGGTTGGCGGCCTCCTGATCTTCCTCGTTGACGTACTCGGCCTTGCCCTGCCCAACGAGCTCGTCGGCGCTGTCGTCGGAGGCGGTGACCTCCTGCATGCCGAAGGTAAAGTTGGCGTTGCCGTCCTTGTCCACGTAGGGCGAGTCCACCTTCACAAATATGTCTTTGCTCATGTTCTGCTCCTGTGTTCCGGGAGGTGAGGGGGCGCACCCCCTCACCATGCTTGTCCCTGTTTAGTTGAAGGTTCCCTTGACGAAAGCCTGCGGACGGATCGGAGCCGAACCCAGCCTTTCCTCGGCCAAGATGGCCACCATGTTCGAGGTAAAGAAATCCTTGTGCTGGTCCGCGATGCGCACGTTGGCGTCCTCGCGGTTGAGCAGGTAGACGCCCCGGTCGAAGGCACCCATGAGGAACTCTCCCTGACGGATGGAGGTGGTCACGCGAACGTTGAGCCTCCACAGCCTCTCGACGCCACCCTCGACGACGGTCACCCACACGTAGTGGTTGTCCGTGCCCTTGGCGAGCTCGATCTCCTGCCAGTCGTAGGGGTTGACCAGGAACGCGCTCGGCGGGAACTGCGACACCTGCGCCCTCGTGATGGCCCTGCGCACGTGGTCCAACCTCCAGACGCCGTTGGCGTCCTTGGTGCCCGCGAAGTTCGGGTGAACCTGCGTGTCGGCAAGGTTCATGATGCCGCGGAGGTTCGGGCTGGTGCCGTTGCCGTAGAGCAACTGCAACTCGACGCTGAGGTCGAGGCCCGAGAGCAGCCTGTTGTTGATCAGACCCTGCAGCTGCGGGGCATCCGCCAAGGTCTGCCTGTGGGCCACCATGTAGTGGGCCACAGTTCCGATCGGGTAGGACTCTTCCGTGAAGCCGAGCAGTGAGGCCTCGGGCTTCTGGGCACCATGCGGCGTCATGCCGATGGCCTCGGCGGTGACGGGGTCACCAGCGGCGAAGGCCGTGCCCGTGGCCGCCGTTATCGTGACCACGCGAGTGGTCTGGTTGATGGCCGATATGATCTTGGACACCGTGTTTTCGGGGTCCGCGGCGGGTGCCAGGAATATCTCCTGACCGACGAACAGTCCCGCGGTCGACTTGACCGTGATGGTGGTGGCGCTCGACAGTGCCGGCGCGTCCAACTCGGTGTAGAGGTTCGCGTACCCCAGTTCCTTGATGTAGGACACGGTGTCGGAGTTCGTGCGAATCGTCGGTATCAACTGACGGATGTCGTTGACGCGCTCCGGCCCCTCGATGACGCCCAACTCCTGCGGCTGGATGAGGTGACCCATCTGGCCGTACGCCGGACCCTCGTCGCTGGTCAGCGTCTTGGTGAACCCGCCGAAGCCCTCAAAGGCTATCTGGTCGGACTCGCCACGAGCGCCACGCTTGATGAACCGCTGAAACTCGTCGGACTGCACGACCTCGGCGCCCACGTTCTTGCGGTGCGCGCTGCCGGGTAGCACGCGGCCACCCTCGGCCTTCATCTCGTTGAGCTCCCTAGTGATCTCTTCCTGCTGCTTGACCAAGTCTTCCATCTTGGAGTTGTACTCCTGGATGCTCTCGGCCACGGACTCGTCGATGCTTGAACGAAGCCCCTTCTGGACCTCGCCGATCTGCCTCTCCTGGTCCTTGACGACCTCTTTCAGTTCGGAGGCCGTGTTCTGAAACTCCTTGATTATTTCGTTCTTGGTTTCCTCAAGACCCATGTTCTCTCTCCTGCTACTTTATGCCCAGCAGCGCACTGCCCAGGTACAATTCACCCAACACGTCCTGAAGCGCCTTCGCCTCGTCCGCGTCGTCTTGCGGCGGCTCCTGCCTCCCCCGAGTGCCTTCCAGCGGCTCGGAGTGGGCCTTGAGTGCCCTCTTCTCTTCGTCGGTTCCGAACAACAGCGTCCGTGCCTTTATCAGGGACTCGATGACCTCGTCAAGGTCTCGCGGGTCCACGGTGTCCAGCACGTCCTTCATGACGTCCGCCTGCTTGAGCAGGGTGTCCTTGCCGAAGGACTTGACTAGCGTCGCCACCTGTTGGTGCTTGGCGACGCTGCTGATGATCGCTTCCTCGTTGGCGGGGAACATCACGGGGGAGAACTCCATCAACTTGGCCTCGGTGATGTGGCGAGTCCAGTTGTCCTCCTCGAACCATGCCTTGCCCTCGGGAATCCGAAAGCCGACCGACATGGTCTTGACCACGCCATCTCGCATGTACACGAGACGGTCCTTGTTCTCGTGGGTGTCGGACGCCTGCCCGACTACATAGAGTCCATGGTCGTCCTCGTGGAGTTCCAGGGGCATCCCGAAGGGTTCCATGTGTCCCCATAGCACCTTGATGTCGTTGGAGCCGTTGGGACCACGCTCCGCAATGCTCTTGCGGTAGCACCCCTTCTCCATGATGTCATCAACCAAGTCCTTGTTACCAAAGGTACTGGCGTACCCCTCAAACTGCCGTTCCCCAAGATTTACCTTGCACTCAAAGGGCAGGCTCTTGGTAATCACACCACTGTTCAAGATTTCCCCTAGTAGTTAAGTGGATGAATCCCCTGCACGACCGTGCAGAGGCATTCGTCCATCCCATCCCCCATACATGGTTCCCCAACCATGCGAAGCAAGCATACCACACCACAAATGATCTGCGCAACAAAAGACCCCCACTGGGGTGGGGGTAATCGCTCGTTACGGTGAGCGAGCCGAATGAAGTGTACTACCCGCCGAGCAGCTTGCCCAGCGGGTTGTCCTTCGCCCTGGCCTCGCGCTCGGCACGCTCCGCGGCCTTTTCCTTCTCCTTGGCCTTTTTCTTGGCGTCGGCGTCAGCCCAACGCTGCTCCGCCTTGCCCTCGGCCTTCCTGTCCTCGTCGCCGATTATGGCGCCGTAGGCCTCCTTGGCCTTGCCTGAAGTTTTATCGCTCATACTGCCTCTCCTTTACAAAAACCTTCTATTTAACTGAAGGTTTTTACCGCTTGTTCTTGCCACGCTTGCTGCGCTTACCGCCGCGGCTCCCGCCGTTGCGCATCCGAGCGCGACCATACCGGCTGATCTTCCGCTTGGTCTCCATTACTCACCCCCTATTGCCTTTACGTAAAAGGATCTCACTACATATATTCTACCTGAACTGCGCCCCCGGTGTAGGCGTCCCCCTTGGCGGCGAAGTGGATGGCGTCGACGGGGGACATGCCAGACCGCAGGGCCGCGAGCGCCGTCTCCTGCCCCGACCCGATGGCGTGGGCACCGTCCACCAGTTCTATGGCCACCCCCTCGTTGGAGTACAGGTACAGGCCGTCGGGTGTCAACACTAGGGCAATGAAGTCGTTGTCGATGTCCTCCAGATGGCTGCGGTCCTCGCCCTTCTCAAACCACTCAACGAACTTCTTGCACTCGAAGATGCTGCCCGTACACCCAATGATTCCCCTGCTCGTCCGGTACAACTTCTTCACGTTGTACTTTACGTACCCCCCGTTAGCCTGGGAGTCGCTGGCCATCATCTCCCGGTTTGCTGCTATCGTCGTCATCGCGCTCCCTCTCGATCTCCTTGCGCAGCATCTCGCGGATGCGCTCAACTCTCTTCTCAGTTTCCTCGTCGGTTTGTGAGGTGTCGGTCCCGTTTCCCTCGTTGTTCTCGTCGGGGTTGTCCGACTCGCCGCCGTCGGGATTGGAGTTCTGGTCGCCCGTGTTGCCCGTGACGTTCGGCTCGTTCTCCGCGGCCAGCACGTTGGGCACGGAACGGCTGCTGGCCGGCAGGAAGCCGACGTCCAGACCTTCCAACTCGTCGTCATAGAATCCCAACCGCAGTCGGCGGTTGATGGCCTTGAGGGGGACGCCGTTGCGGGCGATTAGGGTCACCGACTTGGCCTTGTCGTGGAAGATATCCTGCAGGGCGTCTACGTTCATGGTGTCGTACCACACAAGCAGGTCGCCCCCGAACTCGGGCACCAGACTGCGGTTGAAGTTGGACTGCAGCCGGTCCATCCAGGGCAGGATCAGGGTCGTGTAGTGGCGTCGGTCTATTTCCTTCATGTCGGGGTTGCCCTGAATGATACCCGCGACTCGCGGGTCGACACCAAACACGGCACAGATGCCCTCGCGGGTCATCTTACGGCTCTCGATAAAATCCATCTCCACCGGGGTCAACGACAATTGATAGTACTTCGCGTTATTACCCATCAGCATCGGGGTACGGGCGTTGCCACGTCCGTAGTACTGCACGCGCATCTGCTCGCGCATGACCTCGAACTCGGTCTCGTCGATCTCGTCTTGGATGGCGAAGACCCCATCGGGGGCTGCACGGTTCTCCATCGACTGCCTCTGCCATTCGACCGAGGCCACGTCCATGTCTATGATGCGGGCCGCGGACTTCAGCACGCTGCCCCCCCAGTACAGGTCGTCGGGGTCGGGCAGCAGCATGTGTATGACGTCCTGAACCGGGATCTCCATCGGCTTTTGCTGGTCGGGCACTTCCATCTCGTAGTGCTTGATGAACTTCCTGCGGTCGGGCACGGGGTTGAAGTTATCGGGTGGCATGACCCACAACTCCAGCGGCGGCCCCTGCCCCGAGACGCCACGCCCACGCTTGGGGGCGCGCACCTTGGTCACGATGGTGTTGCCCCCGAGTAGCAGGTGCTGCGTCATGCGCTCGATCATGGTTTGCCGGTCGAGGAAGGGGTTCGGGTTTTCCAGAAGTTTCTCCAGCGGGTGGTCCGGCTCCGGCTCAAGGTAGTGGCTCTTGGTGACCATGGCCTTCTCGTTCATGGCGTGGTAGGAGTGGATGAAGGCGGAACGCTCCTCGGCGGGTATCGACTTCATCTCCCACACGAACCGCTTCTTGGCGTCGGGCGACGAGAAGCGGGACACGCGCCATGGGATGGTGGAGGCGGGGGAGGCGATGCGGTCCACGTTAATCTTGACCCACTCGTTCTGGTTGAACCCCTCCGAAACCCCCAATTTGGTGGTCCAGCGCCGGGGTAGCCGGGGCGTCCAGTTGCGCGAGGGTACCAGCACCCCGGCGGTCACGGACTTTGCGTTGTCTGGACCCACCCCCGCGGCGGACCTCGCGGCGTATCCTATTAAGTCTATAATTCCCATGCTTATGCCTCCCCGTTGGCGGGTACCGGCACCCTGGCCCAGCACACGTCGCACATCCACTTGTCTAACCCTACGGGTCCCCACCCGTACTTTTGCATCGCGTAATTATACGCGTCCATAAACGTCTTACCCTCGATCGTGCATTCTCCGCCACACTTCTCGCACTTGAACTTGACATAGACCGGTTGAGACTTCTTGCCCATGACTAGATCCTCGCGACCAGCAGCTTGCCCGACCGGCTGCCCCGGGCCTCACCCGCCAGTGCCGCCGCCACGATGGAGTCCGGCGTATGCTCGTTCCCGTACAGCATGTCCACGGTGAGGTACTTGTGTTCCTCGTACATGAACTTGATCATGGGGTACTCAAACTCCCCCGACTCGCAGTCGGCCACGTAACGGTTGAGCAGCCGATCGCGCTGCTTGATGTTCCTGAAGTCCACGCCCCTAGACGCCACCGTCATGTAGTCGTGGGGTACCGACCCCACGCCCGTGATGTCGTGAGCGTTCTTGCCCACGTACGCCTCGGTGCGCTCGTTGTGCTTGCCCACCATGTCCGGCCACTTGCGCCGACCCATTCTAATCCAGGCCGCGAGACGGTCGGGACCGCGGCGGTGTTTCTCCATGGTGTGGATCACGGTCCAGTCGTGGGACTTGGCCCAGTCCGTTCCCGTGTAGTACTCGCGCCCCTCCAGGGCTGGCGAGAGTATGATGTCCTGCCCCTCGGCCCCCTCGTAGAACCCGAGCTCGGGTCGGAACAGCATCTCCAGCACGTCCTCGCTGAATATGCGCCCCTCGGGGTTCGGTTCCTGTCCCTCGTACTCGGCAAACCACATGGCGGTGGGGATGCTGATCTTCTTCTCTTCGACCTCGTCGTCATCCAACCAGCCGCCGTTGGACTGCAGGTTCTCCCGGTAGCACCACTCGTACATCCCCCACCCGTTCAACTTCGCCCGACGCATGGCGTCAGACATGGTGCCGTCGACGTGCTGGTGGGTGGACGAGCAGACGGTGTGCGCCTTGATGCCGTGGGCGCTCATGGGCTGGCCCAAGGCGGAGTCGAAGATCCCCACGTCCATCTCGTCGATCTCGTCGAGACGTAGCCGCTGGGGGTGTGGTCCACGCACGGACGTGGCGGAGGCCATCAGGGCGCGAACCAGCGCCCCATTACTGAGGCGGAGTTCCCGCTTGTACGCCTCCATGATCATGTTGCGGGGCGCAAAGGGAGAGTCGAAGAACTGGCCCTTGGTGCGCGAGTGCGTGCCCGAGATGTACGCCTGAACGTTCTGCGACTGCTCGCCCGAGCCGCCGAGGATGTTCACGTTGGCACCGAGCGTCAGCGCCTCGGTCAGCGTCAGCAGCGCCAGCATGACCGTCTTGCCCCCGAACCCTCGCGACGCCTTCCATACGGCGATGGGATCGCGGGCGAAGTAGGCGTTGGCGAAGGCCGTGAAGGGCGCCACGTGATGCTCGCAGACCCTCTTTCGGGGTATGTCGAACCCCAGGTAGAGTTCCACCCAGTCGTGTAGCCAGTCATCATTTTGGGGCGCGACCGTACGGTAGTTACGAAGTGCCTTCTTCTTCTCCTCCGCCGGCAGCCCTCTTATATAGTTCTTCAGCAAGTTGTTCCTCTGACATCTTGTCCAACTCTTCCACCGGGGTCTTACCGTTGGAGTCGTCGGACAGGTACTTGGCCAGATCCAGCTGCACGCGCATCAGGTTGGACAATCCGGCCAACGTGATCTTGTCGGGGTCGATGGAGTCACCCTGCGCGAGGGTCGTCATCATCGCCTCAAGCGTGTTCTGGATGGTGAAGAAGTTCTCCTGCAGGTTGTCCCGTAGCCTCTCCACGTTGACGCCCTGACGCTGGGCCTCCTTCACGACGCCCTTCTCGTACGCCCCCCGCCGCTTCTTGGCCAGGTCGGCGTCCGCGGCCCGGGCACGTTCGGCCCACTTGAACTTGCGGCTCCACTGCTTGAAGGACGAGGACGGCTGGGCGCCCGACGCGTCGGGCGTGATCTCGATGTACTTTGTCCACGCGTTTTCTATAGTCCGGACACGCGGGTCGATGCTTAGGTAGCACTCAAACGCCTTGTACTGGCGCTCGTTCTCATCGTCCCACATGTCCCATGCATTTTTCGCCACATGCCCCTCCCCAAGGGTTAGATTCACATTGTAGTCGTAATGGCAACCTTGCACAACTTAGACCGTTGTCAACGGTATCCTCACCCCGTACAATGAGGTCATGAACGGGTTTACGGAGATAGACGAATCGCTGGGCTACTGGAGGTACGGAGAACTGTATCTCCCGTGGGAGATCGTGAGGGTACACCTGTTTCACCACGACTACTTCTGCGGGATGCACGACGGTACCTACTGGGGCGAATGGGACGTGTTCGTATGAGAGAAGCCAATGAACATCTAGGCTGGTGTCCACACTGCGGGCAGTCCACGTGGCACAGGCTGCGTTCTGAGGATGAGCAGGGCCGGGATCTCAACGCGATCGCAAACACCCTGTCCAACATCACGCTGAAGGAGTCGCTGGGCGAGCCATTGACCAAAACCGAGCAGAGGATCAAGGCATTCACCCTGAGCGCCTCGTCGCACTCGATGAACAACCGATACGGCACCTATATACGAGAGGACTTCGATGGAACCTAAGTACACCTTTGAGTTGGGCGTAAACCTGGAGACGGTGCAGTTCGGGGAGAGGTTCATCATCATAAACTCGCGGGCCATGGCCGCGGAGTACGCCGAGGTGGGAGACCTGTTCTCGGTGAAGATGCAGGACTCCGATGGGATCGAGATCGAGCTCTTCGGCTTCGTGACCTCTCCACCCGACAAGAAGACCGACGAGAACGGCGGGGACTCCTACTGGTTCGCGGGCACTAGGGTCAATAGTTGATGCGTCGAATATCCGTTCAGGAGGTCATTGATGCGTACAAGTCAACCGGGAGATACCCTATTTCGGGGGTCTTCCAGAACGACGACCGGGGGTGCTGTCCTGTCACCGCCTGCGCAAAGGCTTCTGGCGCAATGGTTGCGTACCATAGACTTAATAACCATAACTACATGGAACGGCTCGCAGAGAGTATGGGTTATTCCAAGGAATACCTCTTATCGTTCATCGACGGATACGACATGAAGGACTTCGACCCCGGTCGACACCTCAAGGAGGGCTACGACGATGGATTCAAGTGCCGTGAAGAGTTCCCCCCGCTGCGAGACTACTGATGCCTAAGCCAAACGGGGTGGAGTTGAAGTCAATGGTTATATCGCACAATAACAGCGAGCCGCCGCCGTGGGAAAACCGCAGGCTGGGTCCGGGAGACACGGCATACTGGGATGGCAAGGACTATCGGTGTAGTACTGATGGGGTCTGGTACCAGGTGTCGTGGGAGCCGCCGAAAAGCGCCAGAGCCGGAGACACCTGCTTTCACGATGACAAGATGTACATGTTCGACGGTGAGATGTGGTACGAGAGAAGTATGTGGAAGCAGTTCTGTGTGCATTGCGGGGAGGTGGAGGTCGACTTCGAGGGACAAATCTGCGACCCCTGCGCTCGCGAGAAGCAGACCGAACTCATGAAGAGAGAGGGCGTGGGGCACACCTGCGAGTACCACCGCCATGAGGACGGGGTAAAGTGTACCTGCCCCAACCCGCGGGGAATCCCTCTCAATCCGGTGTGCGTGGTCTGCGGGAAAGAGGGGTCTGAAACGGCAACCCGGGTCCATATGGAGAACCCCTACGACAACTACCACTCGCAGTGGTTCAACGTGTGCGAGAAGGGGAGGTGTCGTAGCACGCTGGGGGCACGCCCAGACGGCTACTTTTGCCAGCCGTCGACCGTGGCCTCGTACGTGGCTTCCCACACCAGCGACTCCAAGGTTGAGGAACAGCAGTATCTCGACCGCATCGGCAAGAGGCACTTCGATAAGAACGCCAAGGCGTCAATAGTTATCCCGCGGGATCTCCGCATAATGGGGTACACAGCCTTTGGGACCACACTGGCCATCGTTGTTCAGCACTTCTTCCTCTAGGAGGGACTGATGGGAGTATTCAAGAAAGACCGGTACCGGGAGGGGTCGCGGGTGCAGATCGTGTCCTCGCCCTACACGGAATCCCGGCACATCGTGGGGCTGGAGATGGTGATCGCCTCCCGTCCAAACGGCCTATCCGAGAAGGGCGTGCTGGAGGTTCGCATGCCCGAGGCGCCCCGGACGGAACGGTCGGAGTACGTGAGGCCCACAGAGGTGATCGAACTTGGAGATTAACGCCCTGATCGGCCCCGCGTGGATGAAGGACATGCCCGCCGTGGCACAACTAAGCGTTGATACCAGAACCCTGTTTCTGGGGTACCGCGGCAGCATCGCGCATGGTATGCATGTGCCCAGCACGGACCCCGACTCGATCGATGACATCGACCTGATGGGCGTGTTCATGGGAACCGAGGCCTACTATCTGGGCTTCGGCGGCAAGGACACTAGGGAAGTGACCGCCGAGTACCCCACGGGCTACTACGACGTGGTCTTCTACGAGTGGCGCAAGTTTATTCACCTGCTGCTCAAGAACAACCCCAACGTGCTGGGGATGCTGTGGCTGCCCGAGTACATGCACCACGTCACCTCTCCCTTGTGGGGAATACTGGTGCGTCACCGTGGGGTCTTCGCCTCCAAGTTGGCCTACAAGACTTTCGGCGGATACGCGCACGCGCAGATGAAGAAGATGACCCGTGCCCGCATCGACCCATCGACCAATCAGGAACTGCAGGCTATAGAGAAGGAGATACGTCGTCGCGAGGGCGCAATTACTACGGCAGAGGCGTCCAACCTCACGGGGTACACGCTGTCGCTATCGACGCAGCAACTCCGCGAGAGGGTGAACGAACTCCGCGGGTATCAGGGGTACATGGGACCCAAGCGCCGGGAACTGGTCGAGCGCCACGGGTACGACACCAAGAACGCGGCCCACCTGATCCGGCTGCTGAGGATGGGCTGCGAGTTCCTTGAGCGTGGCGACATGTATCTGGACCGTCGGGCCGAGGGCGACGCGGAGCAGCTTCTGGACATCAAGCGGGGCAATTGGTCCCTGCAGGACGTCCAGAGTCTCGCCAATACCCTGTTCATCGCGCTGGAGGCGGCCAGAAACGCCAGCCGCCTGCCCGAATTGCCAGACCGCGAGGCCGCGGAACGGCTCCTGATCGACGGCGTGAAGGAGGCCCATGGGTTTAATTGAACTCAACGAGTACCACGTGGCCTTCTGCGAGAACGTGGCCCAACACCGCAACCAGTACGAGAAGATCCACGGGCACGGCGTCAAGAACCCCAACATCCAGTCCGACGAGGGCAAGTCCTACCACACCCACCTGGTAGGCGTGATGGCCGAGATGGCGGTGAGCATCTACCTGACGGCTCCCCCCGACGAGATCACGTACCGTACGGACGGCAAAGGCGGTCGAAACTACGACCTGCTGGTCCGCGGTCAGCGCGTGGAGGTCAAGGCCACGGAGCGCACGGGAGCCTCCCGGCTGGTGGTCCCGAAGGGGCGTCTCAGGGAGGCCGACTACTTCTTTCTGGTCTACGTGAACGTCAAGGCGGCCTCGTGCATCATCCGGGGCTGGTGTACGTGGCAGGAGGTGCTGGACTTCGACGAAGAGGACAAGCCCGCGGCACTGGCGGGTAAGAACCTGTACACGGTACATGAAAATAACCTACACAAGGTGAGGATATAGGTGAAGATGGAAGAACACACGAACTTGCCGGTCAGTGAGAGAACTAAGACGACGCTGCGTGTGAGCGAGAAGTACGAGATCTCGGTGACAGGATCGCTCGATGGCGTGCTGATGGCCGCCGGACGCATCGTGAATGAACGCAAGGAAATGGGCCACGACCTTATCTCGGCCCGTTTTGAGGGACCGGCGGGGGGCATCGAGAAGTTCAACGCCCTGATACTCGCCTTCAAGACCAACCTAGATACGGAGGACAAGTAGTGAACGAACTCAGTGTGTACGTGCTGGCCGCGTTTGACGACGAGTGGCCCTGTCCCGTGGCCGCGGTGATCCTGGCAAGGGACAAGTACGACGCCGAGGATCAGGCGGAGGCGATTTGCGAGAAGAAGGAGTGGGATCTAGCGGACTTCGACATCATGGAGTGGTACGAGGACGACGACATCGGGGAGGTTTACGTAGGTTGAAGATGCTGATAAACAGGAACCGCCTGTTCGTGGCAGTGGGCCGATGGAGCCTGCAGGCTAGGGCAGTGGTGGCGAGCCGACGGTTCCTGTCGGTGGACCTGTACTGGATTCCGTGGGACTTCGACGCTCGCACGAAGACCCCCAAAGAACGAGCAGAGGAAGGTTAGGATATGACGCCAATCAAGTACAACCTTGGGGACAAGGTCTCTGTGACCTACGGCGGTGGGTTCGTGACCACCACCGAGCCATGGGAGGTCGAAACTACGTACGCATTGTTCACCGGGGGGAAGTTTACGTACCAGTACGACGTGCGCTCACCCTCTGGCTTTCTGCAGCGGGTCGATGAAGACCATCTGACCCCCTTCGTCGCTCCCACGAACTTCCCGACGGACTTCTCGCAGATCACGGGCCTGTTCACCCAGTTGGGGGTGCCCTACAAGTTACTGGGCGCTCCCGGCGACTCCGAAATGTACGAGGCGCCCGAGTGCAAGGAGGGCCGCCTACAGGTGTTCCTTGAGGGGTCCGACACCTCGCTGGTGTTCGACGACGACGAACGCTACATGGGGACGCTGACCACCGATGCATACCATGGATCTCACTGGAACGCGAGACACGAGTGAGCCTGATGTCGTGAATTCTGGGCAAATCGCCATTCTTGTCAAGGGCAACAGGCCATCTTTTTCGGGGCTTACTTACGGTGTAAGCCCCCTATTTACGGGCTTATTTACGGTGTAAGTGTCGCGTTATGGTTCAATCTTGCGCCGAAATTGCACGTTTTGGGACTATAATGGGGGAACCGGGGGGGAGGGGGCAAGAAAGTGCCTCCTTACCACGCCATTTGGTCCATTTGTTGCAACACACGGGTTTATTGCTTGCGAAGCAAGCCCTCGGAGAGTCCCCGAAGGGTTAAGGAGGGATCTGTGATAGACGCTGATGCACTTGCCGAGTTCACTTCACTGACCCCCTACGGGGCCAAAATGCTGCTGGCTCAAAGCCCAGATCGTGTCGAGGCCCTGATCCTTCAGAAGGCTGAGGAGGGGCTGCGGATGATCGAGTGGTGGCTAAACCAGTATCACCCGTTCTCGTAGAGGTAGTTGATCGCGTCACGGAGTCGTTCAGGATCGTCCCCGAACTTCCCCAACCCGGTGTTGCACGTATAGCATAGCAAACCGCGTACTTTCCCAGTGTCATGGCAGTGGTCTACGGTGAACTTGCCAGAAAGTTCCTTGCGGCACAACGCACAGGCGTGTCCCTGAGAATCCAGCATGTCTTCTATGTCTTCGTGGCTTAATCCGTACCGACTTTTGCGCTGGATCTTTTGCCAGTATAGTGGGTCTTCCTCCACCCTTCGCTTGGCATGCTCCTTAGCGCGTGCCTTCACCTGTTCCTTGTTCTTCTCGTAATACTTTCTCTTAGCGGCT